TACTCCAGGATATATATTCTCACATCCAGAGCATAACACAGGTTTGTTATTATCAAATACAAAGTTAAACATTACCATTCTATCTAAGTTTAGATTTGAAAAAGAGTAGTTATCTGATAATCTATCGGTGTCTTTTTCTATTTGTAGTTGTAGAAAAGCATCGTTACACAAGTCAGTTTCTTCATAAGTAATTTTCGAGTCTTTTATATAAGAAACTATTCTCACAGAATTGATTCAACTCTATCTTTAAACGAATGGAAGTCAATAGCAGGTATGTTATTCCATCTTGTGACAAAGGCACATCTAGGAGCCTCTGTAATAATTACTCTATGCATTATCTCTGTATCAATAAGACAAGGCTTATCAATAATAATCTCACCAATCTTACGATCAGCTAAAAACTTTTCAAACTCTGGTGTACCTTGACCCATTTGACTTTGCGCTTTAAATTCGTGGTAATAGTAATACCCCTGAGCGTTCTTTTCAGGTAGGCATATCTCATCTTCTAATGTTTCAAAATAATCTAAACGACTCGCTCCAAGTACTGGATATATGATATTGTACCCTTGACTGTGTTCTCTATTCTGATCTATATCAGTGTGAGGAAACACATCTTTCTCTGTACTATCAGCAGTATTAAATCCAGTTGATCTAAACTGATAATGAGGATGTACCTTTCTGTGCTGAGATAAGATAGGATCATATATGGCTTCGTAGCCAGTGTCTTCACCTGTCATATTAAACTCTAATGAATAACTTTCGAATGGTGTCTTACCAAAAACATTAAAGTCCTCTCCAGCTCTTGCTCCTTTTACTTTTTCATATAAGTCAAGCAATAGTTCGTGTTGAGGATCAACGTCTACATATTCTGCAATGCCTGGTATCATAACACACCCTCAATAAACGGATCTTCATATTCTTTTACGAACACACCATCTTCTATAAGCATAGCATATCGTTTACATCTGATGCCCATATAATCACCAAAGTCAACATCTTTACCAATGTACTTACTAAACACTGCTAATGGATCTGCTACTGCGTCTATATCTGGATGTCCGTGTAATACATTCCATTCATGCATAACACTTGGATCATTGACTGCAACAAATACAACTTTAGCGTCTAACTTATCCAAATTCTTTGCAAAGCCAGGTAGATGTCTTTTAGTACAGCCTGGTGTAAATGCTCCTGGTACTCCACATAAAATAACTTTACCTTGTGGTAATGTATAAGGTACATAGTCATCATCTTTAAGTATGTATAGCCCTTTAGTGTCTAATCCCATTTCTCATTCCAATCATTATATTCATTTTTAAAATAATCTTTATTGTCTGATTTATATAGTAGATAGTTGTTTATCTTATCAGACATCTCAATAAAGTGTTCTTGGTTATCTGGTATAACATGCTTCCAACCATATGTAGATACGTCTGTATGTATTACATTAGCACCCAACTTCTTAAATATATCTTTAGTCTGAGCCATGTGTCTACTACCACCCTCTTTACCACTAGGAGTAAACGTAAGAAGTATTACATGCTTATTAGACCAAGGATATCCTTTGCCATGCTCTAAGTTCATATTTGATATTACTACAGCCCAGTCTAGTAGGTTCTTTGTACTTGAACTCATCATACCAGTAAACTCTGGTATTGCAAATACAAACTTATCAAACTGATACATCATATCAAATACAGCAGTAACATCTTCAGGTATATCTGCATCCATACCATTAACATTTACCACAGGTATATCATAGTCAGCCAAGCAATCTATTCTGTCAAACTCACAACTTAATAGCTGTAGCCCTCTGTAGTTAAGACTGTTAGGTGCTTGTGATGTACTCAGTGCTAATATCATAATGTTACATCCGCCACTAATCTGCGACCCGCAAATATTTCAAGGTCAAGTTTATATTCTTTAAATTCTTTATACATGTTTTTATATTCTTCCATATCGTCTGATATTCTATTTAAAATCAAACCAGCTTTCCAATGACGTTGCCATGGCATAGGTTCTTGAATGATAGCATTAGGGCTTTTATATATACCACTAGTAATCTTATGAAAAAACTCAAAATGATCATCAGGTCTGTATAACAATACACCGCTCCACATAACTTGATCTACATCAAAGTCAACAAGGAAAGCTTCTAAGTTATTCCAAGACTCGTGTCTAAATTCTATATTATTATAATCTTTCCACTTCTCTGTTGCTATATCAATAGGCTCCTTAGATGTATCAAACCCCATATACTCAAAATCAGTATAACCCTTTGAGTGTAGTATATCTAATACTGGTCCATGGCGGCAACCCACATCAACGATACCTTTACATTGTTTTTCTATAATAATATTTGCTTGAGTTTCAAATAGCTCATATGCTTCTGGTGAATCGAGATAAGCCATATCACTAAATTCATAATCTTCCTTTAGAGGTACCTTCTGACCGTTGTCTATTTTTGTTTTAATTTCTGGCCACGGTACATTCTCACTCGGTTGGTTCCAAAAGTCGTGATCAACATCAAATAGATCATCAACGTCCAGATAACAGTTTAATGCTCTGCGAGGTATATTAGTCGGGTCATTTAATGTATAAACACCATGAGCTTGAGTGTTATTATTAAACATTACTATGTCACCTGGGCCATATATACAATGTTCATATTCACCCGTCTCATTATTTTTTACATAGAGGTGTACATCATTTTCCATAGCTATGTTAACAGTAATAGGAGGTCTACCAAATTTACTAGGGTCATCTTCAAATACTACTTTATCCCATTCTGATATTCCAGTCACGTGTGCATTTGATAGTGTATCTACATGCTCTAACAGCTCAGTAGTCTGACATCTCCAATCCCACATCCAGCCTTTTTTCTTTATAGGGTATCCTATACCTCTTTCAATTGCTTCTTGCAAATGTTTGGGGAAGTTTTCTTCAGAGATATTGTGATACCAAATCCCCAGTGGGTTAGGATGTTCTATATGTTCTTCATACACTTCTAGTGGAAACAGTTCATCAAGCTCTCTTACAAACTCTCTCCAATCATAATCTAGTTTAAATTTTCTAATAACGCTCATGTCATATCTTTGAATAAAGGTGTTAGACATATACGAGCAACATCACCTGCTCGCCTTCGCCTTGTGTAGTATCTATCTTTGGTTGTAGCCAAGTAAAATACATCTGAAGGAGTAAACTCATATTCTTTACAAATATCTAATTGCATCTTTCTATACCTATTAAACATGCTATCCACAGCAAAGTTATTCATTATTAATTGCATGGTTCTAACACCACCATAGTTCCAGTTTTCATATTCTTTTAATCTATGTAATGTAGGATGTGGCTCTTTTGTATACACTAAGCCTAATCTTTGCCCAATCAATCCAAAACCTTTAGAGAAAGAAAAGAACACTTGCTCTGTTCGTTCAGGAACATTAATAGTCTTCATGGCCGTTGAACTAACATATGTGCAATCAAGTATGACAGGTGATTGAGCATGAGAATAAATTATATTTCCATCAGCTGCTGCTGGGTTAGAAAGATATAGAGGTTGACCTAAAACTTTTGTACCCTTTCCACCAATCATATTAGCATATTCATATTCACCTTCAGGTAGCTGCCATTTTCTATCTTCGGTAAGTACCCAATGATGTATAGCATCAGTAACACCGTGAGTATAATAACAGTATGGGAACTCTGATAAGTCAATCATACTGCTTACCCAATGCCTATGAGTAGCCTCAACATGATTTAATTCATCAGTTGCTTCTCCTGAACCCCTACTGAAATATGTGTCCGATACTTTCTGAGTCTGTAGTAGCGTTTCTACATCTCTAATACGAGGTACATTTACATATGGAAAGTTTCTTAGTTCAGCTTTTCGAGTAGTCACCAGCAGCTCTCCATAACATACGGTCTCCCATCACAGGTGTTCTGCGATGTAATGTACTCAACTGATCCATTAAGAGTAAATCACCCTTCGCAAATACATGATGTCTTTGATACTTACTTTGAAAAATAATAGGCTTTAGACGTTCAATAAGTTCATTATGATCTATAACTGTTTTCTTATGCCAAGCCTTTGATATAAAGTGATATGGAAAGTAAAAATAGTATAGATCTGAATAAGGGTGTTTACCAACAAGAGGTCTAATAGAACCTTTATTCTTACTCATAAACTCTAACTCAGGGTCATCATCATCTAACTCATACATTGTATTGTTCTGAAACTTTAGACGTATAGTTATATCTTGAAAGTATCTTCTATCGTCTATATTAAGATCATAGAACGGAGTTGATGTGTTGCATATTGATAGGGTTGTATTAGGATCACCTTCCACACAATAAAGAGATACAAGTATCTTATCATTAGTAGCTCTGCTATTACCATTTGAATGCCAACCTAATTCACCGCCCCCAAACATACCAATCTTTTGTCCTGACTTATCTCTTTTATCAGTAACATAGAATAGCTCTGGTACTTCTTTTGAGTTCATAAACAATTCATGACGCTCAAGTTCACCAAAGCCTTTCATATAGTCAATATATGATTGCTCTGTAAACTCTTTATCATGTTCTATCTTATAGCCATGAGTCTGTACATAGTGTGCTGTGTTACTATAATAAGTCATCTGTACCATCCAAACTAAACATCAAAGCTATTCTAGGTTTATCACTCATATTTACTACTGCGTGAGGATATCCTATATTTAAGAAGTATGCATTACCACACTTTAAGTTATAAGCTTCTAGTTTACCATCACGTTTAAATAAGTTAACAGCATTATTGTCTCCATAGATAGGAACAATACAACGTACTGCATAGCTTACATCATAATCTACATGGAATGGTATTGTTTTTCCTGGAGCAAGTTTAGTTATTCTTATTCTACTTGCTGGTGCTTTACATTGAGTTACTATCTTTTCAATATAAGAGTATTTGTAATCATCTGTCGGTACATTATAAAGATGTTCTTCTCTACGTCTTAGTCGCTCTTTGATAGATGCTGTATGAGGCAATACCTCAGAAGGAGTAGTAAGATTAATCTGTTCAAAGTTATCATAGACATCTTTAACTAGATCTTCATGATTCATACATAGACCTGGATTAGCTGTTCTAACATCAACAAACTTATCTTGCCCGTGAAGTGTGTCACAGTTCTTACGTAACTTATCTAAATCAATATCAATATTCAACTTCATTATAGAAGGCAGTTGATTTTTCTTCATACTATTTTCCTTTAACAAATAATCGCTCGGCTATCCAGCCAGCTGTATCCCACTTATGTAGTCTAACTTTCTTCCAATTGTTGTGATGCTGTCTGTGAAATCCTTCTCCAGCAATAAAGAAGTTTAGCCATGGCACATCACTACCACCTTCTTCTTTATGACCTACTGTATTAAGTAATCCAAATCCTATCTTAGCAAAGATAAAAGGTACTACACAGAAGGATATCCAGAATAGAGGACTGATCATAAAGCTTATTATATTAACAATTATCAATACAATCAACCAATACTTATGACAGAATACAAGTTTAGGATTAACAAATAAATCTCTTGCATACTTAGTAGGTATGCGTTCTATATCCCAAGTAGTAAACAATACTTTCCAATAACCTACATGCTCAGCTGCATGAGGATCATCTGGTCCATCTGAGTGCTCATGATGCATCCTATGAGATGCTATCCATCCTATAGGAGTTCTGATACAGGCAATCATAAGCATACCTAAGCCGATAGTTTCAAACCATCCAGGTACATCAAATTGTTTATGACAGTAGTATCTGTGCAATAATATACTAGCACCCCAATGAGAGATTACTTCGCTCCATAGTATGCCAAGCAGTATCGCGTATACGTATTCCATATTATATCCTCTTATTACATCTATTTATATGTAAAATAAAAAGTTAAATTAGCTGTTGACTTCCTTTCAACTTTATGGTATAAAGGGGGCATAGGTAAAAAGGAGACTACAATGTATACTTACACAACTGATTTATTTTCCGATCTTCATAAGGATGTTTATGGATATCGCCCTCGTGGAGCTGCTATGGAAGATTGGAACTCTCGTACTCCTCGCCAGAAGAATGAGCTATATAACGCTCTTTGTGATGAGCTTGAGGTAGTTACTCAAGATGATGAAAAGCGTGCAGCTCGTAATGTTTTTGAGTTCACTGGTGAGATACTTAATATGATTGAATTAGGTGCTAAGGATAGAGAAACTGCTCTACGTTGGATGACTCAAGATCAAGAGTTTCATTCTGAGCAAGATGTTTCTCATTGGGTTTGGGCTCACGGTATTTTGTTTACTGAGTATGGTAAGCAGTTGGTAAAAGATCTTTTCGAGATTGTTGAAATAAAGGAGGCAGTGTAATGCGTATTAAAGGTGCAATGACAGTTCTTAATAAACGTGCTGATTTTTATGGTAAGAGTTTAGATTGGCTCATTAACGAAATGGATAATGGCGGAACTATTAATGAGACTACAATGGTTCTTGTAGCTTACGAAGTATATAAAAAGGATCAAGGGTATCGCTGGAAAGGTACTGAAGGTGATACTTGGGTTCGAGTAACTAATGAGGAGATATGGGCATGAGTGATTCATGGACAATTAAAGCTTATCAGCATAAGAATGGTAAACGAACTTTAATCGAATGGGCTACTGGTTTTGGTACTAGACAAGCTCGTGAGTATTATCAACGGATGTATGATACTAATGAGTATTCTGAGATCACGATGAAGCGTTGTGCCTCTACGGTAAATTTATTTAAAAAATAACTGTTGACCTTATCATAACAATGATGTATGGTAAGGTATAATTTATATAATGATGGAGAATTGAATATGTCACATGAAGTAGAAATGATAGACGGTGTAGCTCAAATGGCTTATGCAGGAGACACTCCTTGGCATGGGTTGGGTACAAGAGTACATAATGATCTGACACCAGCTCAGATGCAAACTAAAGCTGGCCTTGATTGGACAGTAAGTGAAGTAGAATCTTTTGTAGAAGTAAAAGGTGAGAAGATCCCTACGGGTCAAAAGTCTTTGTTACGCTCAACAGATAACAAGATCTTAACTAATGTTGGAAAGGGTTGGAATCCAGTACAGAACTCAGAAGCATTTGAATTCTTCTCAGAGTATGTAATGGCTGGTGATATGGAAATGCACACAGCTGGATCACTTAAAGGAGGTAAGAATGTATTTGCTTTAGCTAAAGTAAAAGAATCATTCTCAATCTTAGGAGAAGATCAAGTAGACTCATACTTGTTATTCTCTAACCCACATGAGTATGGTAAAGCTATTGACGTTCGCTTTACACCTATCCGTGTTGTATGTAACAACACATTAACATTCTCATTGAGCACTGCATCTAAGAATGCTGTTAAGTTGAACCACCGTTCTGTATTTAATCCAGATATGGTTAAGCAACAGATGGGCATTGCTCACGAGAAGTTTGCTCAGTATAAAGAAATGGCAGAGTTCTTATCAACTAAGCGTTTCTCTGTAGAGTCATTGGTTAACTATTACAATGATGTATTCCCTCACACATATAGCAAAGGTAAAGAAGTTAAAGCTGTCGAAGACTTAACTAAGAATGCTAAATCAGCTATGGATGTTCTTTACACTCAGCCAGGTGCTAACTTTGGTGAAGGTACTTGGTGGCAGGCTCTTAACTCTGTAACTTACTTGACTGATCACAAGATGGGTCGAAATGCAGAGTCTCGTATGCAGTCCTCATGGTTTGGTCAGAACCAAGCTCGTAAGATGGTAGCTGTTAACAAAGCTGTTGAGTATGCAACAGCAGCATAAAAAAAGTCGGAAGGAAGTCAAATTAACTGTTGACTTCCTTTCAACAATGGTGTATAACTATAGTATAAGTTAACAAAGGAATACTAAAATGGCTAATGCATACAACAACATCTACATGGTAACTGGTTCAGAAGACGGACCTTTAGGAATGTTCTCTTCATACAAAAAAGCAATGGTAGAAGCTAAAAAGTATGCTGGTGAAGATGCTGTTGTAGATGGTAAGCCATCTGATCGTAATACTGACGTACAGAGTTTGAACAATAATCATTATGCTACAATTGAAAAATGGTACATTTGGTAAGAGAGGAATTATATTATGACTTTAGAAACAGATAGAATGGAAATAATTGAACGCCTAGAAGCTATGGATGGTAAGTTCAAAATCAGAGTAAATGTTGAAAATGCTATTGTTGCAGAATTCAACAAAGCATTAGATCGTGATGCAAACAAAGATCTTGATGGTACACTTATTATGAAGTTTGTATGGTTTGATTGTCATCAGTTTGTACGTGATAATCCAGAAATTGCTAGACTAATTGATTTTGATCTAGAAGAGTTCATCAATATAATCATTGAAGAGTACGAAGAGTTTGGCATAGTTGAAGAAGGCTATGATGATTGGATTGTAGGAGATGCTGCATAATGAAACTTATTAACGATATAAACAATCCTGATCTAGTAGCTGTGCTAGATCAGAGTGATGAGATTAACATGATCAGAGGTTGGGTAGGTAATCTTAATAAAGATCTCGCCGACTCTGGCAATGAACAATATCAGTTCAAAGCTGAGCTTGTGGGTAAGAAGGCTTATATTCGTAAGGTATAATTTTTCTTATAAATAGCGTTATGGCATCTATAACAAACAACTCTAAGAAATATGGAGAAGGACACAGCATTGTTCTAAAGGATTCGGGGAAGTTATCTTCTCCGGTCAATATGTTGTTTAACAAAGCTGGATACAAAGCAGGTAAGTCAGTATTTGTTATTACAATCGCACCTAAGAATGTGGACAATGTTATTGAATATTCCACCGGAAAGGAAAATATCTTTCTGAAGGATGATAAGAAGAAAGTCATTCAACTAGTTGGCTCGCCAAGCGCTATCGATGGAACCTTCAATCACTTTACAACAAATGCAAAAAGCAACACGAATCTTCTTACTGAAATTAAAGAAGATATTTCTATGTGGGTATTCCAAACTAACTTTGAAAAGAATAAGTTGATATCTGAAGACGAAGTTATGGATATGTTGGGTAAGAATAAAGGTTACTACGACACCACTTATTATCAGAGTGCTGTAAAACAATTAAAAGAACTAAAGAAATACATTAAGACTGGTGGCTATGACTATGAACGTCAGGGTGGAGATCTAACTAAGAAGATGTATACCCAAGCAAGAAAGGTCACTAAGAAAGCTAGTGATAACTGGAACCCAGCTGATGTGTGGATGGTAAAAAAGAAATTTGATCTAACTCCTATATACGAAGCTCCAACAGCCCAAGTTTTAAATGGATTGTTAGCTGAAGCTTATTATAACAAAGAAGTTATTCCCATCTCGCTTAAAAATGTTACTACACCAACAGCCAGCTCTTCTGTTATAGATCCTCAAAAGCTATTGGGTATGAAGCTCGATCTCGATCTTGCATTTTTTAAAGTAGACCTATCAGACACATACGCTAACTTTATCGTACAGACCAAATCAGGTTTTGCTGTACGTGTGGGTTATAAAGCATCAGCCACAACCCTAAACGTATCATTAGAAGGTAGAATGATCAGTGCTGGATATCAGTTAGGTGCTGTTGATGCTAAAGATTATACTAAAGAAGTAGCTACTGCTCACAGATACACTTTACGTAATGGTGTAGTTGGAGGCAACGTCGCTAACATTGAAGCTGCAAAGAAAGAGATGAAAGAAATCTTTGCTAAGTATCCAAGAGTATCAAATACAATAGACAACTATGATCATGCTGTACAACTAGTTGATGGTGCAGATGATTTAACCAAGAAGCGATTTGTTAACATAATTTCATACTTATACAGCTTTCTCATTAAACCAGATGAGTTTGAAAAGCATATGAAATTTTGTTACTTCTCTGCTAAAAAGATAACAGGATTAAGTGGGTTATATCTAATACTACAGTAAACGTATACTAAAGTATACATATGTATACTAAAGGTCTATAAAAGTATAAATAGATGTAACCCTTCAAATTTTACGAGGGTAACCAACATGGAACAATTTAACTCATATATCACTGAGCAAAAGAACACACATATGACTCATATTGAGGATAAAGTGATCTATGGTGGTGTTAAAGGAACACGTCAAGCCATAATGGCTCTGCGTGAGTTAAGAGACATGTTGAGAGGAGATCACGATGGATCCGTTAGTGTTAAATGGGATGGCGCTCCTGCTATTTTCGCTGGTATTGATCCGAGTGATGGTAGGTTCTTCGTTGCAAAAAAAGGAATATTCAATAAAAATCCTAAGGTGTATAAATCTCCAGCTGACGTCGATGCTGATGCTTCTGGTGATCTTGCTCTTAAGCTCAAAGATGCCCTCAGATATCTGCCCGCTCTTGGTATCAAAGGGGTCATACAAGGCGACTTCTTATATTCAAAGTCAGATGTAAGTAAAGATACAATTAAAGGTCAGAAGTATATAACATTCCACCCCAACACTATTGTATATGCAGTTCCTGCTGACACAGATGCTGCTAAAGAAATCCTTGCAAGTAAAATGGGGATTGTTTGGCATACTACATATACAGGTAGTACATTTGAATCAATGAAAGCTTCATATGGTGTAGATGTAAGAAAATTTAAGAAGACTAAAAATGTATGGTCGCAAGATGCGATGTTACGTGATTTGACCAATTTAACTATGAGTAAAAAGGACACTGAAATTGTTAATGATTACCTTTCGCAAGCTGGTACGTTATTTAACCAGATCTCTTCTACAACCCTCAAACAGCTCGAAACTAATACAGAGTTGTCACGACTCATTGAAACCTTCAACAACACCTTTGTTCGAAAAGGACAGATCATTGGAGATTCAAGAAGACATGTATCTAAGCTCATTACTTGGATCAACGCACGATATGGTAAGGAGATCGCATCAAGGAAGACAGTGAAGGGTAAAGCTGTTCAACAAGCTAAGCTAGATGCTATTATGAGTTTCTTCTCAAACCAGAATAAAGCTAGCTTAATTAAAATGTTTGACCTGCAAAAAGCTCTTGTAATGGCCAAATTAAAACTTATAAATACCCTCAATAAGTTGAATAAAGTTAAAACTTTTGTAAGAACTCGCAATGGATATAAGGTGACAGGAGCCGAAGGCTATGTCGCTATTGATAAACTTGGCGGTGATGCGGTGAAGATAGTTGATCGTATGGAATTTTCATACAATAACTTCTCACCAGATATATTAAAGGGATGGGACAAACCAGGAAGAAGCTAATGGCTAAGAAACTAGGATTTAAAGACTACCTAAATGTTGATTATGCTCCAGGAGAGCCTGATCAAGTAAAGCATAATGCTAAGAAGCGTAAGGTAGAAGCTAAAGAATGTAATTGTGGTCCCGATTGTCCTTGTGAGGGGAAATGTGGACCTGACTGCAATTGTCAAGAAGGTTGTGGTAAAGAAGTAGATATGAAAGAAGCATTGAGCTTGCAGCAACGTCAAAAGCGTGCTCGTTCAATGAAGAAGTATGCTTCTCGTATCAAATTGGGTAGAGCAAAGGCAGCTCGTCGTATGGCTGATCCCAAAGTCTTAAAGAGACGTGCTCGTAAGCAAGCTCGTGGAATGATTGCAAAGAAGTTGGCTAAGGCTGACTATAAATCATTATCTTTTGGTCGTAAACAAGAGATAGAAAAGAGACTAGATAAGCTAGGGCCAAGAATCGATAGGATTGCTAAGAAGCTGCTACCTAAGATGCGAAAGCTTGAGCAAGAACGTAAACGTGGCAAGAAGTCGCCTACATTAGATAAAGCAAATACAAGAAATGATTAACTCGTTTAGTGAATACCTAGTAGAAGAAGAACGTGTAGTTTATTTTACCTTTGGTAGAATGAACCCACCTACTATTGGTCATGGTAAGTTATTGGATATATTGGCAACCAAATCTGGTCGTAATCCATACAGAGTATATTTGTCACAGTCATCGGATCCTAAAAAGAATCCGTTATCATATTCAGATAAGATTAAACACACACGTAAGATGTTTCCAAAGCACGGACGTGCTATTATGATCAATAAAAAGATCAAGAACGCGATGGATGTTTTAACATCATTATACGACGAAGGCTTCCGTAAAGTAGTTATGGTGGTTGGTTCAGATCGTATTAGAGAATTTGATATTTTGATGAAGAAGTATAATGGTAAGACATCTCGACATGGCTTCTACAACTTCAAATCAATTGATGTGATTTCAGCTGGTGCAAGAGATCCAGATGCAGACGGTGCAGAAGGTATGTCAGCATCCAAGCAAAGAGCTAATGCTACAGCTAACGACTTCACAGCATTTGCCCAAGGCCTCCCTAATAATATGTCTAATACAAATGCTCGTCGTTTGTTTAATGATGTTCGTAAAGGTATGGGTCTTAAAGAATCAAAAGACTTCAAACGCCACATTCAATTGAATTCAGTGTCTGATACAAGAGAATCTTTTGTGCAGGGTACGTTATTTGATTTGGGCGAGCAGGTTATCATTAAGAAGACAGATGAGGTAGGTACTATAACTGTACTAGGCTCTAACTATGTTATTGTTGAAACCGCTGATCGTAAGACACGTCAATGGCTTGATGCTGTCGAGAAGATTGAAGAATCGTATAGTCCTCAGAAACA